ACCAATTGCTTCGTATCGAAGACCAACTTGGTGAAGTTGCAGAATACCGTGGTTTGAAATCATTCTACAACTTGAAAAAATAATCTCTTTCCGAGATTAGGGGCTGTAAAGCCTTGAGAATAAGCACTTTGGGGCGCCTCCCCTTAGTGCTTTTTCTGATTTAATACCCTTTTTACTACCCCTAACAAAAATAGGGTATAGTAAGAGGGTATCTCCGAGTGGAGAACCCTTATTTTTTTATAAATTACTGATAGCTGTTTCATAATTTGAGACAGCTTTTTTTGCATTCTCTTGGTTAGTATGCCAGTAAGTATTTTCAGTGATCATTAAATTAGAGTGACCTAGTCTGTATTGCACATCTTTAGGGCTAGTATTAGCGTAGAGCATCATAGTAGTGTGAGTATGACGGAAACCATGGAATGATACATTAGGCACGTCAGCAACTTTAAAATGCTTATCTAGGCGCTTTCTCAAATTACAAGCATAAGCATATTTTTCTGTAAATACAGAGAATACAATGGTTTCAGTACGCCCTAACTGCCATGATTGCACTTGTTGGCGGTTCTTGTATTGTTTGAGCATAAGTAACGTGGCTTTGTCTATTGGTATATCACGATAACCAGCGTTTGATTTAGGGGTGTTTATCTCTTGGTATCTGTTGAGTGTTTTATTGATACTGATAATACCATTGTCTAGGTCAATATCAGACCATTCAAGAGCTAAAGCCTCACCTATACGGCATCCAGTAGCTAGCAAGGTCTTATAAAGCACAATATCAAAGAGATTTTCATAGTTTGATTGATCTAGCGTATCGAGATAATCAAGAAACTGTTTTAATTCTTTGTTATTCAGATGCTTAACGGGTGCTTTTTCTTTTTGTTGCTTACGTGGCACAATGACATCATTAGCGGGGTTATATTGTATTACCTGAATAGCTACGCCATATTTCAAAATACGCTTATTCATGTTATGAAGTAAGGAGTAGTTAGCGAATGCCCCTTTTTCGCCCCTATTAGCCTTGTCAGCCCATTTATTCACTTGTTGCTGAATAATAGGCGTGGTAAGTTTAGATAGCTTATAATCGCCAAATACAGGCAATAGATGCACTCTAACCAAACCCTCCATAGATTGGCGAGTATTTGGCTTAACTGTATTCTTGTAACTGTCCCACCAAACTTTTACAAGCTCATTATATGTTGTAATCGTTGGCTTGTCTTTAACTGTATATCCGTTGGCTATAAAAGCATTCACAGCCTCACGGGCTTTTGTCTTACAGCCCTTTTTAGTGGATGCTGTCACAGTTGTACGGGCTTTTTTGCCCGTTAGTTGGTCAACGCCTAAATAAACGCTAGCACGGTACACAGTAGCACCGTTTTTCTTTGTGATTTGTTTGATATTCATGATATGAACCTTTCCATCAGCAGGCAAGCCGTTATTAAAAGGGTTTTAGATCGAATTGGGTTTATATCATGCTAGGGCTTCACAGTTTGCCCTGTATTCAATTTTAAAGAGTCAGACGGTGAATAATACCAGATTAGGGAACAAGGCGGATATGGGGCTTATATGAGCAATAGAAAAAGTGTATCAACTAAAAAGCTGATACACTTATTTTCTTGTTGTAACCCTGACCTATATAGAGATACAGGCATAGAGCAGTGTAACCCAAAAGGGTTTCTTTTACGATTGGAAAATATAATATCACTTTTTAGAAATTTTTACAAGTGTTTTAACAAAATTTTTGTACATTTCTATAATTTTTGTATTTTGTTTGTAGTAATCTTCATGTTTTTTAGTACGTTTTGCAATTTTGATAAATTCTTTAAAACGCTGTTTTCCTAGTGCTTTACTACAATATTCACGATGCAATACTACGAGGGAAAATATATCATGTATTTTACGATATTTTATAATATCCCTAGAGATATTAAGCATAGAAGCAAGAGAAGTAATAGAACTTGAAGGGGATAGTGTTTGCTCTAACACATCCACCAGTATAACATTGCTATGGGCGCAAGCGTTACGAATATGGCGAGCATATTTCCCTAACTGCTTCGCTTTTTTTAGCCGTTTATTACTTGGATATTTATCACAATACATTTCAACCAAGTAGCATAGATTCCCAAAGTCCATGACTTCAATCAATACCCATATAGGGATATCATTTTTATGTTTGATATAAACGTTTTTTAGGTAATGATTATTTGATAAAGCGTTTTTAGTATTTGTAAATCCTATAGGGTTATAGACAGCATAATCCTTTACTATATCGTATCCATCAACTTTTGGATTTTTCGTTATAACATCCATTAAAGCAGTTTTGATACTATGTTCAACGTCCAGACAAACATCCATTAGGAAGTAACGTATCTGCATATCAATTACAGCCAGGTCAGCTAACGTCGCAAATTCTATATTATATTTACCATCTACTTTATTGAAAAGTTTTCGATAGCTCGATATTTTATAGTAGTAGTTCCGTGTTTGTAATATGTTTTTGGCTGTGTTCTGATCAAAAATATTGAACAGAATACCATTTGCGACCATCTTATCTATCAATGCTTGGTAGCTTAAGAGTTGCTTTCTTTTATCGCTCATTATTCTCCTTTCTATTTGTCACTTTCGCTCATTTTTGCGCTTTAGTTTGTAAAATCGGCTTTCTATTCTTCAATTTTCCCTGTTTTTGCACAATAGAGAGTGGGAGAGTTATTTAATATTATTCTTCTCATTGTATTCCATTGTGGAATATTCCTCTTGCCATGTTTTACTGTATTTAAACAATTCCTTGAACTCAGTTTCTTTCTCATCTTTCATTTGTCCAAAGTATCTACCAGCCGTTATTACATTTAAATATTTGGTATTGATACTTGACATTGACTTCATTAGATCTTTGATTTGATTAATTTGATTATCTGAAAGATAGATAGAATATTTCTCTATAAATTTTATAAAATCTTTATCAAATTCTTTATCCTGTTGTTGCAACTGCGCTAATTGTTCATCACGCATTCTCCAACTCACTAGGTCTAGATAGTAATTTTTTGCTTCTGGACGTGCTTTTAATTCCTCTTTTTCTTCATCTGTTAAGTAGTGATCTGCTTGTTCCTCTAACTCCTTAAGAAAAATCTTTGACGGGCTATTATCGTAGCCAAGAAGATAGCCAACCGATACTCCAAAGTGTTTAGCTAGTAGCTGGGCTTTTTCTGGTTTGATTTGGCGTTCATCATTTTCCCAAGCTATAATGGTGCGCTTTGAAACTCCTATTTCATTTGCTAATTTGGTTTGAGTCAACCCTTTTTCTTTTCTGAGGATTTTAAGCCTATTTTCTTGTTTTTCCATGTTTTACCTATTTTCTTTATCTTACGATGAAATTATAACATATTTCAAAGTGAAATAAAACAGCACTTTTTGTTGACAAATAAAATAAAGTGCTATATAATGACACCATAAAATAAAAGTGACGAAAAACAGCACTTTTTTTTAGAAAGGAGGTCTTTTATGCAAATTACAAAAGATCAAGCGAAAGCCGTCCGCAGAAAGCAGGCGGATAATATGTTGACGGCTAAGGCAACGGCTGAAGCCATTGGTGTAACTGCTGTAACTTATCGCCGTATTATCAAAGGCGGAGAGTTTAAGAATGGAGTTTATGCTAAAGTCATGGAATGGCTAGCAAAAGATTATTAAGGAGGCGGTGAATGGAAAAAAATGAACAATGGAACGGACATAGTATCCGTTTTGTAGAACACAACGGCGAATGGTGGGCGGTATTGGCTGACATTGCTAAAGTGTTAGAGTTAGAACAAAGGTTTATAAAAAGACGTTTAGAAGATGACGTGTTTTCAAAACACCCCATCACAGATAATTTAGGACGTCAGCAAGAAATGCTTATCGTAAATGAGTTTGGTATTTATGAGACTATATTTTCTAGTCGTAAATCCGAGGCAAAAGCTTTTAAATTATGGGTGTTTGAAACCATCAGACAGCTAAGACAAGTAACTGGTTTAGAAGGTTTTGAAGTATTTAGAATGCTGGATAAGGAACACCAAAAGCAAGCGATGGCAAGGCTAAGTGAAGGGCTGGAACAAGTTTCCTCGAAAGACCTTATCAAAGCTAACACCATAGCTAATAAAGCCGTTTCTAACAAGTACGGTCTACCAAAGATGGTAGGTAAGTCTCAAATGACCGAGCCGATGTTGAAAGACAGAGAACCCCTACTGGAGGACACTGTTGAACTTATGTTGGTCAAAGAAAAATACGACTTAAATATCAGTATCTCAGACATTATTTATAGCAAAGCAAACTAAAAAAAAACGCACCACAAGGAGCGTGAGAGCAACAAAAAAAGGCTTTGAGAGCGACCAAACTATCAAGCCTTTCACACACTAACTAAAACACAATTAAGAGGCAGGCAAGCCGTTATTAAAAGGGTTTTAGTAATCAAATTAGATACCTCAATTATACCATGAATTGCTGGTATCGCATACCCCTACTTAGAGCGCTAACTCTTAAAACTGGTACTTCCTCACGCTCTCAAAGTTTGGCGACTTCAAGCGTGAGGTAATCAAGTATAGGAAACAATAATTAAAAGGCTAATAGAGGAATAACAATGACAAAAGATATAAACAACATGACACAAGCAGAGTTTGATAACTTCATGGTTGATTTAAAAGAAAATGAACCTAATCTATTCCAGTTTATCGCTGATTTTATCAATAAAAAAGTATCTATCCAGGAAGTAGAAGCTTTCCAAAAGATGGGACATGAAGCACGACAGTTATATATTAAAAATTACAAAGCGAGGGCATAACATGAATGAGTTAAACCTAACACCAACAGAAACTCTAGTGCTCATCCCGCTCTTGTTTTATCTAGTTTGGAAATTATGGCGCCATAAGAACCTCATAGAGCTTGATATTAGCCCACAAATTGACGAGGTAGAGGAAAACACCACTGACCACGTGCAAGAGCGATACGGTGCTTATATACAGCTTGCCAACAAGCATTATAACTAGGAGTGCAGAACATGGGAACATTTTCAGTTGAATTTGAGCAGGGACTACTTGATAAAGTGGATGAACTTGCTAAAAAGAAGTTGGAGCTAGAACGACAGTTACAAAATAAAACAGGCTTGATAAACGCTAAGGATCTAAAAAAAGAGCTTGGCATCACAGGAACAACGCTCGGCAATTGGATAAAAGCAGGCTTGAAAGTCTATCAGTCACCGTTTGAAAGTAGTAAAAAGCAGTATTTTAGAGTTTCAGACGTGATCAACTTTCTGTCTGTACGCTAGAAAGAGGGTGCTAAATATGCCTATTTATGAATGCAGAGGCTTTGGGAATGACTTAAATTTATTCGATAAAAAAGCACCCTTTGACTATATAGCAGATTTTAGACCTATCGGAGTCCCTAAAGGTGTAAATATTGACGATTTTAAGCGCAATTCAGCCCCCTACTGTATTGCTGGCATGGTGAAACAAGACGAGAACGGCAACTACAAACGCAATAACTCTAGTTTGGTTTACCGTAATTTGATTTTCTTAGACTATGACGAGCTAGAGGCTAATATAGACTTTCCTAGCGTTGTCGATAATGCCTTACATGGCTATTCATATATTATCTACCCAACTATTAAGCACACAAAAGTAAAGCCACGTTATAGGCTTGTAGTAAAGCCAAGCTACGTAATGAACGAGCAGACTTATAGGCAGACTGTCCAAGAGATAGCAAGTAAAATCGGGCTACCTTTCGACAGTACAAGCCTTACATGGTCGCAGTTACAAGGTTTACCAGTGACCACTGGAGACCCTGCTGACTATGAAAAGATAGTAAATAGAGGGCGTGATTACCCCGTAGCAAATACAGTTATGGCTAATCAGAAACCACACTATCACACACCACGCCAAAACGGTAATAAAACAATCACCATGCGCGTGCTTGATACCCTATTACATGGCTTTGGTGACGAGGGTGGGCGTAATGTTGCGGTAACTAGGTTTGTAGGGCTATTACTATCAAAGTGGGTTAATGCAGACGTAGCCACTGCCTATGAGCTAACAACCATAGCAAATAGCGTTACAGATAACCCTTTACCAGAGCAAGAGCTGGAACGGACTTTTGAAAGCATTGTTAAGTCAGAAATAAGAAAGAGAGGTGTCAATGGAAATTAATATTGACGAATTGCAAGAGCAACTTAACGAAACCAAGGTTATTGAGCCACCTAAGTCTATGAAAGAAGTACTAGACCGTATCTATCAAGTTGGTGAGCTATGGCGCTCAGAAAATAAATACTTAGTTAACGAGGGAAAAAAGAATGAGAAAACAGTCATCCCGCTTCCTAGTATCTTTACCGTAGCTAAAGAGTTGAGTAAAATCGTAACATTTACGTTTATTACCAAGTCTAACACTCCCGATAATAGTTTGCTCTATCTGTACGATCTCGATGAGGGTATCTATACTGCTAGCACAGACGAATTCAATATTTTGTGTAAGACGTTTGATAGCAGAATAAAGCCAAACGACTGGAAACAGATAAAAATGATGGTGCGTACCATGACGAATATTAGCAGACCGTTAGAAAGTGCTGACTTAGTACCAGTCCAGAATGGTATCTTAGACTTGAAAAACAAACAACTACGACCATTTGACCCTAAGTATATTATCACCAGCAAGATAGCCACTGCTTACAATCCGCCTAAGTTTACCCCTAAGGATAGAGAGGGCAAGACGTTTGATGATTGGTTAAGTTCTATTGCTTGTGGTGATAGTGAGTTGATAACCCTCTTTTGGCAAATTATCCTAGAGGCTATCAACCCAAACTACACCCGTAACAAGTTCGCTATTTTATATGGTGATGGTAACAACGGTAAAGGAACATTTCAGCGCTTACTTATCAATCTAATTGGTGAAAGTAACGTGTCAGCTTTGAAACCTGCACAATTTAGTGAGAAGCATAACTTAGAAACGCTTGTGGGTAAGGTATGTAACATTGGAGATGAAGCACCAAACGACTACTTAAAAAACCCGTCTGATCTAATGAGCATCACCAGTGGCGACACTGTATTGGTTAACCCCAAAGGTAAGACTGCCTTTGAAGCAACTTTCAAGCTATTTAATATCTTTTCGGGTAATTATATTCCTAATGGTGGGAATAAAACCAAAGGTTGGTATAGACGTATTATGATTGTACCGTTTAATGCTGACTTTAACGGAGAGAAGGAAAAACCTTGGATAAAAAACGAGTTTTTAGCAAACAAAGAAGTCCTAGAATATGCCCTGTACAAAGCCATCAACCAAGAGTCTTTTACTCACTTTATTGAGCCTAAAGCAGTCAAAGACCTGTTAGAAGAATACCAAGAGGATAATGACTACTTCCTTTCATGGGTTAAGCATGAATACATGGAAAGAGGTTGGCATGAGCTGGACGTAGTACCTGTTTTTATCGTTACAAGATCACTAAAGCACTATGCCGAAGATATGGGAATACCCAAGCCTAATGTTTACAGGGCAGGAAAAGAAACGATAAGACACTTACAACAGTTGACGCCTAATAGGTATCAACTAAAAAAAGCCCGTGTTAGAGTTGAAGATTTTGACAAATTAGATCCGTTGGAGTTTGAGAGACCTAAACTAGGTGGAGTAAATCACGCTATAACTAAAAAGAAATGATGTTGACTTTCTCCTAATACTCTAAACTATTGATATGACTGGGTTTTTGCAAAAATTGTTGACCTTCTTGTTGACATTGTTTTGAAGAAGGTCAACATCTAAAACCCTTGGTACTACTGCTTTTATATCTATTCTGTTGACCTTGTTACCTTCTTTTTAAAAACAAGGAAGTAAATAAAAAAGTAATTTTTAAATATTATAGTTATGACTTCAAAAGAAGGTCAACATGGTAACAAATGGTCTAAACCCTTGTGGCAGTAAGGCTTAACTACGTTACCAAGAAGGTCAACAAAAGTAACAAGAAGGTCAACAAAACGACTTAAACAACAATCAAAGGAGGTAACAACATGAAAACAAAAATATTTATTTATGACAGTTGGAAATGCCCGCTTGAAGAATTTGAGCAATCAGTAAACGACTGTATGGCAACCGTGCAGGTAATTGATGTAAAACATTCAATAACGATTTCAGATACATGGATCACACTCACTATGCTTGTATTATACAAGTAGCAACACAGATGAAAGGGCAAGTAAATGGAAATGGAAGATGGCTTTATTTATTTTAGAAATTATGGTAGAATAAAACTGTTAGAGATCCCGAAGTTTGGAAGCGTAACGCTAAAAATACAAGATGGCGAGATTGTCTCCAGCGTGGTATCTAAAACAACACAATATAAAAAAGAATACTGACTGAAAAAATCAGAGGTATAGCATAAAGTAGAGTAATCTATTTTGGCTATGCCTCTTTTGTTTTTGGAAAGGATGGAGGAAAAAGAAATGCCAACATTACAAGAAGTTAAAAACCAGATGGACAAAGTACGGACTCAATTAGAGATTTTTGATCGCTTTGATGAGGAAATTGAGAAAGCAGAGAAAGAAGTCAAGGCTATTAAATCCAAGAAAGCGGATGTACAAACATTTGAAGATTTTCAAGCTATTAATGCAAAAGAAAAGTATATTGCTGATATGAAAGCCCAAAGAACAAAACTTGAGAAAGAACGGATTGACTCAATCGTAGCAGACGCTAGAAAAATCGATGCCCCAGGTTATTTAGAAACAGCATTAGAGCAAGATGAAACCGTTAAGCGTCAGCGTCAAGAAATCAAGCAGAAATCTATTGAGCTTTTGGAATTGATTGCGAATTATAACGAAAACTACAAAAATACTGCTAAAAGATTGGCGGATGAGGTAAGAGAAACAGGGATTGAAGAATTATTTAACCGCCTGAATACGTCACCAGAATATAGCGGAGCAAGTAAGCCTTATATCTCCAGTGGTGTCACTGGTTACATGGGCAATCAATACCGTTATTTAGATCCAAAAGCTGATTTGGCGTTTTTTGTGAATCGTGTTAACCATTTTGAAGGAGAATAATAAATATGATTGATAAAGAACTAATTTACAAACTTAAACGAAAATAGACACTTTCAAGGGGTGAGGAATCGCCCCTTTATGAAGTTAAAAACCATGCTTGTCTTGACCAAAATTTCTAAGCGTGGTGATTAAAACAATTTGAAAAAACAGCCACAAGGGTAACAAAAAGGGTAGTATTTTAGAGAATACAACTTAAAAACCTAGTAAAATCAACGTACTAGGGGCATTCAGATTATAATTAATTCAAATAAAGGAGTAAAACCATGACTGACACCCCCTTAATTTTTGTTTGGAGGTAACAGATGGCGAGAAATGATAAAAACAGCCTTACAACAAAGCAGATCAAGTTTATAGATGCCATGCTGACCGAGCCGACTATTGAAAAAGCGTGCCAAAAAGCAGGGGTATCAAGGGCAACAGGTCATAAGTATCTTAAAGTTGCAGCAGTTAAAAAGACATTGAGGATAAAGCAAGATGAGATGATGGATAAAACAACTCAAATGCTATATCTAGCATCGTCTAATGCTGTTACTGTACTTAGTGACATTATGCTAAATACCAAGGTTAACCCGTTCATAAGAACTCAAGCAGCAAAGGCAATACTTGAACAATCATATAAGACCCATGAAATTTTTGGAGTTGTAAGACAGATTGAAGAATTGAGGTTAGAAATTGAGGAAGTATCTAAAGGAAATTGAAGAGTTACGAGAACTCAAGGAATTGTTAAGTAATAGGAGTATGCCAGAGTGTATTATTGTTGAGGGAAACGATGACCTAGGAGAATTTTTCCAAATTGATGGCGAGTTATTTAGTGATAATGAGCTTTTAGAAAACCTTAAAAAATGGCGTGAGTGGGAAGTATCAGTTATTATTGATGATTGGTGCAACCGTACCCTGAATGAAGATAACACAGAAGTCTTATACTTTCCTACTCATGATGATAAAATGGACTATATCCGATTTAACAAAGGTTTAGAACCTCTATGTCACACACTAGATAAACCTTATACAACAATCTCAAAAAGTGAATGGTTAAAGCTATTGGATTGATAGTCTAGGAGGTATCAATGACTAGGAAGAAAATTGAGCGTGTTTCTACAATTGCCTAATATGGAGGTATATCATAGGTTTGTTGGTTAGTAATACAAAAACAATCGCTCTAGTAAGAAACTAGGGCGTTTTTTTTGATATTTTAGAAATCTTTTACGAATAGATAAGTAGGAGGAAATAAAATGAGTGAAGTAAAATATATCTTTGATGAGGCAATTGAAAAAGGTTGGTTTGGTGACACGGTAAAAGTTGTAAGAAGAAATGGCAGGGTCTATGATTTTGTGCTAGAGGGTGAGAAAGTACAGCCTCATGAGGTGGTAAGTATCGAGAGTTTGGACAGTGTTATCCGTGAAATTGCCTCTTATTAAATGTAAGAGCTTTAGATACGCTACTTTAATCGAGTCGCTAAACCATTCTTACTTACCAGATCAGCGTGAGATAGATCAGTTAATTCGATATAAAAATAGCACCTAATGAGGTGCTATTTTCTTGCCTGCTGAACTCATAAATTTAATACCTTTTTTGCTACCCCTAAAAATTATTCAGTTTGCCCATGTTTGTATCATATCCAGTAAATTGATAAAAAACTGGTCTTAACATAGCTCTATTTTTAGATGGTATATAATAGGAAGATAACTTGAAAAAATAATTCTATAGTCATATAGAATGAAAAGAGGTTCCTTAGGGAATCTCTTTTTTTGCTTGTTCTAAAGAACTTTTGACTAAGCTAGGCACCGTCTCTAAATAGGACTTCTAGACATAAAAAGCCCCCGCAATCCTATTGATTGCGGGGATTTCGTCTTAGAATAGGCCTTTAATCTTGTCTAAAGCTCCACTGACCATTTCGTTACCTGAAACAAGAGATTTAGCTTGGTCGAAGTACTCGCCCAAATCATCTTTGTTTTCATCGACAAACTTTTTAGCAGCTTCGAAATCTTTCTTTTCGATCATTTCTTTTACTTGGTTAAATAATTCCATTGGATTCATATCGGTTCTCCTTTATAAGTTTTCTTACAAATCCTATTTAATCACGCTTATAGCAAACTAGCAAGAAATATGTTTGAGGTGAGTGCTATGAGTATTATGATTTTCCAGTTAAGTACGATTGATAATTGTTTAATCTAAAAAAGGCAGTCCATATTGGACTGCCTTTAGGGGTTATTGTTGTTCCGTTGAAGAGCTGCTTGGCTCTGATTCACCCGAACTTGAGCTAGAGCTTGATTCGGATTCTACAGGATGTAGCTCCTTGTAAGATGGCGTCTTGAATAGATCAGCTGTTGATTTATTGCCTTTCTGCTTGTAGAGGCTAGTTGATTTATCTTTCAGCTTTTTGTTGATCTGTTTCAGTTGATCCATCTGTTTCGTGTAGGAAATCTTGCTAGAATCAACAGGTTTCAAACCATTTGGTGTATAGAAACGAAGGAGGTCACCTGTTTGAACAGCGTCACTCATTGAAAGCTGAGTGGCTACTGCCTTACGAATGGCTTCGTTATCCTTTTTAGTCGTTTCATCAGGGTTGGTAATTTCTTCCCCTGTTTGAGTATTATAGAGTCGACCAGAATAGCTAGTGTATTGAGGAGTAACATATTGACCTGAGGTTCTAAATGCGACAATTTGCTTGTTATCAGGAGATAGGAGGTCTTGTCCCATCTGGATATAAGAGCTAGTGTCAACACCAAGAATGTGAAGGAGAGTTGGAAGGGCATCGACCTCACCGCCAAAGGTGTTAGAGATGCCACCACCAGTATATCCTGGAATATGAATCATGTAAGGAACACGTTGAAGCATGGCCTTATCATAGTTTGACCAAGTTTCAGGGTTCTTACCGAGAAGTTCAGCAAGATTGC